ACTCTAAGAGGTAATGCTGGCGCTGGCGTAGTTCGCGCCAGGCATCGATCTCACGAGACGTCCAGCCGCGCATCCGCCCGCCAACCTTCAAGACGTGCTGACCGCATGGCATCATGTATACGCTCTTATCCGCGCCCATTCCGAGAAGCTTTAGACCGCCAGCGTACGGGGAGTACGCCTCGTCTTTCATCTGCTTGCGGATACGTCGCGCATACGTGAGCGCTTCGGAGTACGTATGCAAGCAAGTCTGCTTCATCGCTTCTTCCTAACTATGGTGCTGCGAGCAGAGACGGCGAGTGCTCGCCCTAACAATAGCCTCTTGATCCACGCGTTATCCATGACCATGCGCGTCTTCCTCTTACGGTCGCGTCTCGCGTTGCGATTCGTTTCAGGAGGACCGCCGACGTACTCAATGTCGCTCATATCCAAATGCCGATCCATGTACCCTGCAGTCGGCTATACGTTTGTCGCCCGCCGCACTTCCAGCACTCCCATATCGAACCATCACCGAAGCGTCTACCAAACCAATTGATAGGCGGAACGCAGGTATGGACGCGCGGAAGTTTCGTAGGTGCACGATACACGAACCCGTCGATGACTTCTCTCTCGTGTGGTGGTTGATCGAGGAGAGGGCCGCCCGTCCAACGTGCGCGGCTCACGGTCTGCGCCGAAAGAACACTAATGCGAAGGCAGCGAAGCTGGGAGCGATCAGACCAAACCACATCACGCTAGAGAACAGAATCATTGGCCACAATTACTCACGTCGCGACCTCTGTCTCTGCACCCGCATCCGTTGTAGCTCGCGGCAGCCAACACACCGACACCCGTTCCTGTACTGAGCGGTACTCGGTACGTGATCCTCAGCGATCACTTGCTCGCGATGGATGACCTGCAGCGCGGCTCCGTCGTTAGGACACAGATCGGCTAGCGATCCGAAGTAGAAGAGGCTACCGCACGTTTTGCAGCGCCCGTAGTCTTGTAGCTCATTGAGGAGCGTTTCTTCGAAGACGGACATGTCTACCTCTTTGGACGCGTGATTGCGACGCTATTGTCGAGTAGCGTCAAGCTAACGATGGTGCTGCGCGGGATGCGCTGCACGCCACCCTGCTGATCCTCAGACAAGGATGACGAGATCACAACCCACTGATCAGTGAACCATACCAAGAAGCCTACGCTGATGACTTCGCCGAAGTCCAAGTCGGGAACACCGCGCGGTTCCCACGTTGCTCCACTGACCCATGAATCGATCCAAGCGACACACACGAGTTGCTCCGATGCTTCAGCGATAACTACGGGCGCCGACGTTGCAGAATCCACGGCGCTCAAGCCATTAGTGCCTGCCGCAGGCACTTGGCCTGCGTCATGCTTAGTTTGCACTGCGAGGATGACGTTCGTCACAGGATCAGGAAGTACACTCGGCCTCGCGATACGGAGTAGCTTAGTCATGCAGGAAACCTCGCCAGCTATCAGTACGAATGGTGTCATAGGTGTCGCGATGCTGCTGCGCAACGACTTCCGCCGCGTCGCCATCATCGCTCTCGAAGACTTGGAGCGGACGATAATGCCGCGAACAATCTGAGCACTGCACGAACCAATGAGGCTTGCGGTTTAGCTGGATCGTACCATTCATTACGAACACATTGTGAGCGCTCATTTACTTCGATGCCTCCAAGCATTGCGTGATGCGTCGAGCTGACGTTTCAAGCGGGACGTATGGTGTGAGCTTTCGTTCAAGCTCAGCCGCGATATCAGCGTGTCCCTCGCCGTTCAGCACAAGTCCTAGCGCATGCCGAAATGCTGAGCCATGTCCACCTTTTCCCGTCATCTCTATCGAGAGGACGTGCGTAAACTCATGGATCACCACCCATTGCAATACAGGCACGAAGTTGTTGAACATGATTTGATACTGACTGACACGCTGCTGGTTAGGCTGAGTTAGCGCTGTGAACCCGATCATATGTCCCTGGTCCCAATCCACGGTCGCGCGCTGTCCATGATCATCGGCAGGCAGATACTCATCGCACAAATGATGTAGCTGTGCGTCGATCTCCTGCGAAGATAGCACCTGAGCGTATTCGCCAACGTAAACCGTACCCCATTCCGCTCGGTACTGCCGATCGCCTCCGATCTCGTCATCGGGTGCATACCACTCAGGGTGACCGAGGAAGGCGAGTATAGGATCGGAGTTCTCAACCAGCGCGCCGACACGAGGCAGCCCGCTGTATCGCGCCATAAACGTCCCGTGGCTCACGAAACCAAGCCCATCGCGGTCGGTTGAGGCTCGGTACTCAAGGCACAAGCCCGAGAGCGAAGTCGTTATCGAGAGCGCACCTATCGCAAAGGCGGTCAGGCCCCGTCGCGCGCTGCTGCTGACACCCATCACAGATGAGGTCTTGCTCAGCCACGACCGAAGCTAAGGTATCGATCTGCTCTATAACTGCTTCCCAAAACTGGCGCTGCCGAGGAGGGAACTTCAGGGCTGACGTATACCGTTCGAGCTTGCTCGCGAGAGTGAATAGCACCTGCGAGACTTCAGCGCTGGGGATCGGGTCGATTGCCATGCCGCCAGGATATCAGAGAGGGGGACGCTACGCTTGGTTGCCTAGAGAGATCGCAGGCTAACGCCGCGCATTCGCAGGGTAGGGCAAGGAGGCGTTTCGTAGCTTACTAAGAGCACACCGCCATACGCGTTCGCTAGAGCTTGGCATATCTCGGAGTAAGTAAGGCCGAGGAATTGCTGGATGGCGCTGACCTGCAGAACGCGGTCACAATGCCCGCACACCCAACGTAAGTATAGGTCAACCACGGGCAATGCTTTCCATAGGTGCTCATGAGAAAAAACGCCCCCCAGCGTCAAGCGTACTAGCGAACGACCTAGCAGACATTGGGGCAAGGGAAGGTCGGCGAGGGGTTCGGTCACGGTAGAGCAGTACGGATTTTACTACCTGATTTCATCGACATACCCCAACGCGTACGCTTCGTCTGAATCCAACCACCAATCTCTTTTTAGCCATTCCTTTTCCAAGCGCTCACGAGATGCAGTGACGCGATCATCGAGAGGGGTCGAGGGATCGCGAGCGAACAGCGTCTCGCCAGCACGTTGTGAGAGGATATTCGCCATCCGTCCCTCTAGCTTCGTCATACGCGCCAAGCGATCCTGCATCTCAGCCTTACCGCTAGTGTCCATGAAACGCGATTCCGAGAGCCCATGGTACAAGAGGTAGGATTCACGGCCGATGACGCGCGTAGTGCCACACTGGATCAGGATGCCCGCCATGCTCGCGGCGTTGCCCAACGCTACAGTCGTGAAGCGATGCCCCTTGCTTCGCTGCCAATTCACGAAGTCGAACAAGTGCATGCCTGAGAAGAGGTCGCCTCCTGGGCTATCGAACACGATCTCGATGTCGAGCGTCTCGCCCTTCGGCGCCTGCCGAATCCATTGGTTGATCTGCTGCATGCAGAGATGCACGCTCTCAGCGTCAACTTCTGCATCGAATGCGTACGTATTGTGGTTCCAATCGCATGCGAGAACCATTCGCTCCTCGCGCGAACGCTGATCAACAAGGACCTGATCGAGTTGACGAGATAGCTCGCCCTTTTCGAGATTCAGATTGTACACAGCGATTTCTTTCAGGTGCTTCTCGGCAGCACGCTTCTCTGTGTTCACGACAGCTTGGCGATCTGCTTCTGTCTTCGCGATATTCGCACGCGTTTGCTCTAAGTCGGCCTTCGCTTTATCTAGCCCAACTCGTTGTCTCGCGAGCTTGATCGTTTCTGTGGTTTCGGTAGGCGCGTCTGTAGCCATCCACCTAACTGTACCAAATGCTCGGGACGCTACATGCCATAAGCCGAGGGCATCGATTCTCTGCAAGCTGATGCTGTAAGATAAGAGATATGAATGCTGTTGCTAAGTCTCTATTGCTCGTCTTGCCGACATCGCTCGGAACTCTAGTGCAGGACTTGGGAGAGATCAAGAATGTAATCGCTTCGGTAGCCGTCGTGATCGGTGCCATCCTAGCGATTTCGCCTAATCCCCTCTTGCTCCGCATCTCGGGCGTCGCAGCGATCGTTGTCTCTACGCTTACAGTTGTAATCGCTGATCTAAAGTCGGCTGAGTAACCTGCTATGCCGCGTGGCAGGCAGATAAAGACTGGCGTAGGTGGTCACGTCATGTTGACTGTACCCTGGCGTGATGATCCGATCATCCGCGAGCGCCTCGATATCGTAGCTCGACTATGGGCTGAAGGTAAGTCGATTACGCAGTCGCTCCCCTTGATCAATGAGTGGCTGACGTCGAAGGGATATCCCAACGTCAAGCGCGACGCTATCCACGATGATCGCGCAAGGTTATCCGCCCTAGCCCGCGAAGCTCATCCTCACGCGCAAGAAGAACATTCCGACAAGATGCGCCATCTGACGGAGCGGCTGTACGAACGCATCGACGAGATGCACGCGAGCACTAGCACGTGTCGTCAATGCGGCGGGAAGTGTGGGCATTATCCCAACGAGCAGGCCGAGGCACAGATATGGTCAGTGCTGCAGCGCCAGCTTGCAGAATATGCGAAGGTGGACGGCGCAGTAGTTACGCGTATTGAGACGAAGGTCGAACGCACGGCGACAGATGCAGTCAAGGTTCTCGTGCTTAACGTCCTACCAAAGTACGTAGCGGAAGACGTTGTGCTCCGCATCCTCGACGACCCCGAAGTGCGCGCGTTGGAGGTTGACCCTGATGACGGAACTGAAGCTCGATAAACTCAAGGACGCTATCCGCGCCCGCAAGTCGCCCAGCGAGACGATGTCTGTTATCTCTCGTGGTAAGCATTACTCTCCGTGGCACATCCAGGTCCTGAATGACAAGCTCCTCGAAATGACGGAGCGTAAGCTGGACCGCTTGATCGTTACGATGCCTCCTCGACACGGCAAGTCTACGATGATCTCGTATTACTTCCCGACATGGTACCTCGGCACACATCCTGATCATCGCGTCATGCTCGCATCATATGAGGCTGAGCTAGCTGCTAGCTGGGGCTCGAAGGTTCGCGACGCGTTGACAGCCTACGGCGAGGACTTGTTCGACATCACAGTCAACCCAGCGAGCGCGGCTAAGGATCGCTGGGATGTCCTCGACCACGATGGCGGAATGGTATGCGTCGGTGTCGGCGGGCCGCTAACGGGCCGAGGCTGTGACCTCATGATCATCGATGACTACATCAAGAACAGCGAGGAGGCACGCTCGCAGATCATCCGCGAGAAGCATTGGGATTGGTGGACTGGTACAGCTAGCACACGGTTGGAGCCTGGTGCTATCACTGTAGTGCTCGCAACGAGATGGCATGGCGACGACCTGATCGGTCGCCTTATCGATGCAGACCCGATTGGATGGGAGGTCATTCACTTCCCCGCTATCGCAACGCATGACGAGGAGTATCGCAAGGAAGGCGAAGCGCTATGGCCCGCTCGGTTCGATGTTCCTGCTCTGCGACGCATCCAAAAGCGCTCGCCATTCTGGTTCAACGCTGAATACCAAGGTAACCCATCGAGCGAAGAGGGCGACGTATTCAAGCGGCATGGCATCCGTTACTGGCGTTCAGGCAAGGCGACCACGCTAGATGACGAGATCGTTGACGGCTATCTCCTCAAGCAACTCAATGGCGATGAGGTCTTCGTCAAGGCTTCGACATGCTGGCGATTCATCACCTGTGACCTCGCTGCGTCAGAGCGCGAATCTGCAGACTACACAGTCTTCCAAGTATGGGCTGTCACGCCGCAGGCTGACATGATTCTGCTCGACCAAATACGCGGACGTATGCCTGGCCCCGAGAAGCTGCCAGCGCTCAAGGGACTGATCGCGAGATACGATGTCTCGTACGCTGGCATCGAGAAAGCTGGCTTCCAGCTAGACTTTATCCAGAACGCTCGGTGGGCTGGTCTGCCCGTCTTCGAGTTGACCCCAAAGGGCGACAAGATGGGACGCGCGATCGAGGCATCTGTGCGATGGGAGAACGGCCAAGTGTATCTTCCCTCTAACGAATATTGGGTCAGTGCGTTCATCGAGGAAGTCTGCACATTCGATCACGCACCCCACGATGACCAAGTGGACGCATTGTCGTACGCAGCGATCGAGGTATCTCGACGCGGCTTTAGCCCATCGTACGCCTTCGGCTTGCACACCTGCCACCATTGCGGCCAGATGTACACGCTCACAGCACGTACAGGGCTCGATCGGCCATGTCCGTACTGCCATACGCCGCCGATCATGGATGCAGTGGACACTCTGGTACCCTTGAAAGAAGAGGAACATGATGAAGCACCGCAAGAAGCACAGTGGGGCCACGCGCGTACCGTCCACAAGTCTTAGCGTCGAGGACGCACAGCGCATCATGGATGACGCCAAGTCCGAATCTAAGAATCCGTGGTGTTCTCACTGCCTCCGCTTTCATCTTATTGCATGCCCTAGAGTTCGTAGTATCGAGTGGCTGCGCGGAGAAATCTCGCGAGTAGAGTTCTTTGAAACCTGGGATAAGTCAGAGACTTGGACACAGCTAGAGGTTGCAGACATTGCCACACAGGGAACCTAAGATCGAAGAGCGTAGAGACACAGGAGCGATCGTCTATCTGATCGCGCATGCCCTCGGAGACTTCGAGATCGTGTCAGTCGATCGTAGAGTACATGCGAGCGGCTCATCTCTTGACGTGGCATGGGCACGCTACTACAAGAAGGCTCGTGCAGTCATGCGGAAGGATGGCACACTAGAGAAGATGAGGGCTGCAGAGGCCGCGCATGATAATCTCACGGCGAAACCTTTGCAAGACACTGCGTCGCAGGAACGATAAGCTAGTAGTATGTCGGGTCTTAGCAAGCTGTTAGACGCCAGAGACGCGCGTCTGAACCATCAAGCGCAGATCAACATTGCGCGCCAGTTTGGATGGAATGCTGGCACGACTGGCGCTCCTCAATTCTCACAGTATGGTCAATGGACGGCAGGCGACCCGATAGGGCTCGCTCGCCCTCCACAGGTCTTCACTGAAGGCGGGTTCGCTCCCATCACTCCGATTCGCCCTGCTTCGATCGACGTCGCTCCCGAGGGGCTCCCGCGTCCACAACCTCGTCGCTGGGAATACCCTGTCGCGTGGAACATGCCGACCCCGCCTGGGTCAGAGGGTATCCGCCTCGCGTCATTCTCTACGATGCGCGCATATGCTGATCACGATTCGTTGCTCAGAATGTGTATCGACAAGCGCGTTGACGAAATCTGCGGCATGGGCTGGGACGTTATGCCGACAACGGACGCAGTGCAGAAGCTACAGAACAAAGCGTATCGCGACGATTTCAACGAACGCCGCGCTCAGTTCCTCAAGCTCTTCACGCGTCCTGATCCCGAATACTTCTCGTACCATACATGGCTTAAGGCGCTGCTAGAGGACCATTTCGTCATCGACGCAATCTCGATCTATCTAGCTCCACGGTTGGATGGTGACGTTTCGAAAACTCCGTTCGGCTCGGGCATCGCTGGCTTGATGCTTCTCGATGGCGCAACGATCCGCCCTATGCTAGACCTCTCAGGCTCACGTCCGACGCCGCCGAACGTTGCGTATCAGCAATACATATGGGGTGTACCGCGTGTAGACATGATGGACGCGCTAACACCCGATGAGATGGAAGCACTGTTCCCTGACGAGGGTGTCGCTGCGAAGTTCCGTGGCGATCAATTGCTATACCTACCACTCCATAAGCGTACGAATACTCCATATGGCTTCTCACACGTTGAGAAATCCCTCGTACCAACAGGTATCGACATGAACAAGCAGAAGTACGTTCTCGGCTATTATACCGAGGGCAACACTCCTAACTCATGGGTCACCATTGGTAACGTCGATACTCCACAGCAAGCTCGCCAGTGGCAGGATTCATTGGACGCGATGATTGGCGACATCGGGAACCGACACCAAGTGTTCGTGCTCCCACACGGTTCGAGCGCGATTGAGACGAAGCCTAACATCTTTCGCGATGAGTACGATTCGACGAACCGCGAGGTCACATTCGGCATCTTCGGGCTCACAGCGATGGAGATGGGCTTCCTCCCAGGAGGTAAGAGCGGCGGACTCACAGGTGGCAGCGGGATGTCTAACACACAAGCTAGCGGCAAGGTTCGCACCGCAACTAAGCCACTCGTCATGTCGCTAAAGCGCAACATCTTCGACATGTTCATCCAGCAAATCTGCGGACAGGAAGACATGCAGTGGCAGTGGGAAGGTCTACTCTCTCCTGACGATGAGCAGGCCCAGCAGACTGAAGACATCTCGTTCGTCTCTGCAGGCATCCGTACTCGTGACGAAGTGCGTCGCGAGCGTGGCTGGACGCCGTTCAACCTTCCGATGACTGAGGAGCCAACCGTCACTACGGGTGCAGCGGTTCAATCGCTAGTCGGCACGCCGACAACTGCAGGCGTCGGACCAAGCGGCGATACTATGACAAGCGATCAAAAGAAGGAATCGAATGAGAACACGCTAGAGAATCAGAATCAGCCTAAGCCTACGGGCTCTGCTCCTGGCGCTGTCTCTCCTGGCGCTCCGATGCCATCGAATGCTAGCGCTGCTAAGAAACCTGCAGGTAAGCCTACCGCAAAGCCTACGGCGAATACACCTGCGAAAACGCCAGCGAAGACAAAGAGCTTTGCGCCAACGAAAAGCGTGATGCTTTCTGAACTAGACGCGCTGCACAAGCACGTACTAGGGGGTCAGGATGTCGATCTCTTCCAGGTAGTGTCGCTCCCGAGTAGCATCGCGAAGTTCATAGGAGAGAATCTGAACGAAACCACAACCGCATTTCAACTCGCGACGAAACAGATAGAACGGACGGACGATCGGGAATACACGCAGGCGGCTTATGACACCGCATTGTCTCTTGCTACTGCTGGCAGAGGTCTGAAGGCTGCTGCTCAGATCAAGCGTGCGCTCATCAAGGGATGCGAGGACAGTGGTATGGAGATCACTAGTGAGACACGTCACAGCATCAATGATATCGCAACGTCGCTCAGCACTGCTGCAAACGCGCTAGCCATACTCCAAGACCTCGATAAGTATCACGCCGTTCTGCGGAGCAAATAGCTATGCGCCAAGTGTCTATTGATATCGACGGCACAATCGCGCTATCCCTAGCGTCGCTATGTGCTGCAGTCAATGCGAAGTGCGACACGCAGTACACGATGTTCGATCTCTCGGATGCTATAGGTTGGCACCATGTCTTCGAGGATGATCCCGATGCAGACGAGTGGGCGCAGACGTTCATGTCCTACAAGCATGGTGATCAGATGGCGACCATTGGTTTCTACAAGGCTATGGCTGGTGACCTCGGAGGTATCGCTGCAGTCAACATGCTGCATAAAGCAGGCGTCCACGTCACCATCGCAACCTTGCGCGATCCACATATGTACTCACTCACTCAGTGGTGGCTGCAGCATTGGGGCGTGCAGTATGACGAGTTGCTATGCGCGCCTAACTCGAAGTTCGTTCTCGCTGCTAAGGGTCCAACGGTGTTCGTGGATGATCGTCTCGAAGTCGCTGAGAAGCTCGTTGCTCAAGGCTCGACTGTCTTTCTACTCTCACGGCCACTTGAACCAACAGTGCCGAAGGACGTGCGCCTCGTTGATACGTGGGCGCCTATTCTCGACTACTTCGGTGTAGCGCTCGATGCTACGCAAGTTCCGCAACTCGCAGCACCGTTATTCACTGCGACTGTGAATAACGCCGAAACTGTGAATAACGTAACTAAGAGCTACAGTGAAGCACAAGGCGATGGCAGCGATTCGAAAGCTGCAGGTATCGCCGTTGTATCGCAAGGCAGCGGACGCGTCTTGATGATCCAGCGCGACAATACTGACAAGGACAAGAAAGCTGCATCGCGCTTGGAGTTCCCTGGCGGTCGCCTCGATGAAGGCGAATCCGCGTGGGCTGGCGCGCTGCGCGAGTGGCAAGAGGAAACAGGGAACAAATTGCCTGAAGGCGAGATCGTCGCGACGTGGGATAACGACCATGGACCGTATCGCCTGTTCGTGTACGTCATCGCAACAGAGAACGAGATACACCTGAATCCCGACAAGGACGACATGGAAGTCGTAGACCCCGATCATCCGCATGCATCACAGCCCGAAGTTGCCGCATGGTACTACCCTAAAGACCTCGCTACGGCTAAGAAAATGGTGCGCAAAGAACTCCGTAAGTTCGATTGGAGCGTACTGACTGACGCTGTTGACGGTAAGGAGCGCCCGAAGATGATGGCGTTCGATCTGCTCAAGGGCTTTGGCGACCCAGGTTCAACGCAAGAGCGCGAAACCAACGGAGAGTTCGGTCCAGGGACGGGCTCATCGAGCAGCGCAGCGTCTAGCTTAGGCTCTATGATCGACGCTGCTGGTGGTGCTGCTCTATTCGATGTAGCGATCAACCAAGGCGGCTTCTCGGTACATGCTAGCTCAGGCGAATCTCCTGGTAGCGGCTACTCGGTAGGAGGTAATGTACCCGACCTGCAGATTCCTGATACTGCATCATCCGAAGAAGCGGGGCAACGGATCGCGGCGTACTCAGCACAGAACGCAGACCTCCTGTCGCAAGATAACTACGTGCTAGGTGGATGGCATAACGAGGATACGGGACAGATCGTTATCGAGCCATCTCAGGTAGTGTCAGATCGTGAGGACGCTATCGCTCTTGGCGAAGCTCAGAACCAAGTCTCCATCTATGACAACGCTACAGGGGAGACGATAGAGACTGGCGGAACGGGTGAATACACAGGCATGAGTGTCGATCCCGTGATGGCAACGATGTCGATGGCTCTCGATCTGCTCATCAAAGGCTTTGGTGATCCGAACAGTACGCAGGACCGCGAGCCTAACGGACAGTTCGGAGAGGGATCAGGGGCCAGCGCAGAGAGCGAAAGAAGCGCAAGCGATAGCAAGCTGGAAGAGGTAGCTATCGACAACTTCGGTGCAGCCGTCGAGATGCAGGGCCAGCAGTTCGTTACTCCGAACGGCACGATCCTCGACCTGCCACAAGGTGATGGGCATGATTCGATCATCCAAGTGACAGGAGGCAGCGTTAACACTGCTACATCACGCGCTATCGACGCGGGCTTCGCTCGTACATCGCTAGACATAGCGAATAGCAGTGGCGAACTAGGGCTCGTCATGGAGTTCTCACGGCCACTTACTGATCCGCAGATTAGCGCAGTGATAACGGCAGCGAAAGACAATGAGCTAGGTTACTTCGCGATTGATGTGCCCCCTATCACGAGTGGTGGTTACGATCGTGTCAGGGGCCTATCAGATAGCACGCTCCTCTACTCAGACGAGAAGGAATCGCCAACGCTCAGCAACATCGCTGGGATGATCCGCGATGCGAACGTCGCTGCAGGCGGTACGCGTAAGAGCGCTGCTTACATCAAGGTGCTGCTCAAGTCCTTCGGCGACCCAGGAAACACACAGGATCGCGTAGATCATGGAGAGTTCGGCGAAGGTTCGGGCATACTCAAAGACCCTAGCTCGACAAGCGTTGCAGGAGTTACCGCAGCACACGCAGGCATGATGGCTGGCGCAATCGCTACGATGCAGACGCAGGGCCTAGTTGATAAATCTCTTGACCCTAAGAGTGCTGAAGCTCGGAGCGCGGCAGTACAAGTTCTAGCTGATCGCGGGCTAGCAGACCTGCAGCGATCCCAAACGACACTATGCACTAACGGTATGTACCAAGGCATGACTGCTGAGGCTGCAGGACGCGTATGGTACAACGACACTAACGCGATAGTCGCTCAAATGGCGGATGAGCTAGACGTCCCCGTAGTCACGGTCGCAGCCGCAGTATCGATCTGCTCAGCACAATGTACTTGGCAGAATACGAAGACGGCTGCGGGTAACGCAGAGCCTGACTATCCGAACCTACAAAATGCGTATGGTGCCATCGTCACAGGGCTAACGTCTGACGCATCTCCTCGGGATGCGGCTAAGGCGACGTATGGTGGAGCACCGTTCCAATGGCAAGCTATCGGGATGGTACAAGAAACCTTTGCGACAGGAGCAAGACCAGCGTCAACGATTGCTAGTGAGCTCGTGACGGGACCGAAGCGTGGATCATTTGCCAGCAACATCGCGGACCCCACTAACCCTGATCCCAATGGCAACGTCACCGTCGATCGGCAGATGATCGCTGCGCTGTATCCTGAGAACGGGGGCGACGTCATCAACGAAGCTCAATACGCGCTCATCGCAGATGGCACGCGTGCTGCAGCAGCCGCATTCAACGCCACCCCAGGTAATGAGCCGATGTCGGGTATGCAGGCTCAGGCAGCGATCTGGATGATGTACTCGATGGGATCATCGGACGTGAGACACTAAATCCATGGCTAAACGCAGAGTAGGACTGAATCCCCTCGCACCCGCATCGAATTGGTTAGCACGCCAAGTACGTAGAGGCGATGTCTTTTATATCCACGGTGAAGCTCCTGATGGTGACTACGGCCCGCCCGTCGAGGATAACAGCGATCCTCTGCCCGCTAGTGTCCTCGCAGTTATCGCGCAGATACAAGCGCGCAACCTAGTTACAAGCCCGACGCCTGCGGCGGGCACTGCTAAGCAATCGACGCGTGCTCAACCCGAGTAGAGCCGCAGTCGAGACAGCGATGCACATGGCCTTTGCCGTGGTTGCCTGAACGCAGTTCTAGATTCTCGATCCGATTATCCGCACGCTCTCCGTTGATGTGGTGTACAGTTTCGCTTGGCTCTAGTGGTCGCCCTATCGAACGCGCCATTACGAGACGATGCTGCATCACATAGGATGCGTATACACGGCGGCTCTGATGTGACATGGGCCAACCGATAGGGTCATCCTTGGTTACGACCTCTAATACGTATCCCTGATTGTCGATCATCGTGTTTCCTGGACGCGCTTTAGCTTCGGCAATACTCCGCATGGGCACATGGTACTCATCGCATATTCGTCGCACCGTGGTATGGCCGACCCCTGTACGCACAGAAATCTCTCGTGCCGACCGCCCTGAGGTATACAGCGCCGCTACTTTGAGGCGCGTCTTGATCGGATAAGTGAACGGATGTGGATTGCCAGGACGATTGCCCATCACTTACGATTGTACCATATGGAGACAACCATATTAGCGACTGCTAGACTAGATGTATATGGCTATGCTACTCGGTTCTCCAACCACATTTCTCTCTCTGGCGCCTATCACTAAGTGGGAGCCCACGGATCACGATACTCTCATGGTCTATGGCAAGGCTACAGACGAAACACTGGACGGAGATAAGCAAATCTGCGACTTCGGATGGGCTAAAAGCGCCGTTCCCAAATGGCTCGCTACTGGCGGCAACGTGAGACAGATGCACAACCCTCTCCTACTACCTGCTGGCGTAGGAGTTTCCGCAGACGTCAACGAAACCTTGAAGTCGATCGATGTTACCGCAGAGATCGTTGAGCCTACAGCGCAACTGCTTGTTCGTAAGGGCGCACTGCGCGCGTTTTCTGTAGGTATCGCTAACCCCAAGGTGGTTCGCGATGCTTCGGCTCCCAACGGTCGCATAGTCGGAGGCGAAATTTGCGAGATCAGCGTCGTAGACCGTCCGAGTAACCCCTCTTGCGGAATCAAACTGATGAAGTCCGCTGATGGCGGATTCGCATTCGATATGATCACGAAAGGCGATGGCGACGATGGCGATGACAGCGACACTGCAGATGACGACGAAGATCAAGAAGACCCTGATAATGATGATGCAGGGGATACTGGCGATTCTAGCGACGATGGTAGTGGCGCCGATCCTAGCGGCGACGTATCCGTTAGTGACACCAAGGATGACGACAAAGAAGACGCTGAAGACGATGTACGTCGTGGTAAGGCTGCCAAGGCTGACGCTACTGACGATGCTCCAAAGTGCAAGACTTGCGATGGCTCAGGCAAGATCAGAGACGGCCATGTAAAGTGCCCCGACTGCAAGGGCTCGGGCAACGCGACCTCGAAGGCAGCGAAGCGCAATAAGTCGAAGGCAGCCACCAAGACTTCTCACGGCGAGATTCCCGCTGGCGACAAGCCCGACGCTGGTGAGACAATAGTAGTAGGTGATACCAATGCAACGAAGTCTAGCGACAGCAGAGAAGAAGCTGGGAGTGAAAGTGAAGCAGGAGCGGGGACGAAGACAGCAACGAGTGGTGAACGTCCCGCGTCGGATGGCAGCGAAGAGAGTAGAACGTCACAGGATGTCTCGATAAAGATCAGCCTCGACGACAACTACGAGACTATCGCGCAAAAAATCGCTGACGCGCTGAAGCAAGAGCGCTCCCCTGGTGGCACATTCACTACGCGTAGCAACGCTGTATCGCATGACCCAGCACACCACGACGACCCGCGCGCCGAGACTAACACAGAGGTCCCTGCTCAGCCCGACACTACTGCGATTGATGTCGCGATGGGCCGTGCTGCACGCGTCAAGACTATGGCACCTGAGCGTGTAGCTTGGATGCTTGGCGATGCCGCAGTCACGAAGGTGCTCGGCGTAACCACGAAGTCCGACGTATCCACAAAGGACAAGCGTGAATCGGCGAAGTTCGTTCTGCATGGTTCTGATGGCGAAGTAAAGTTCCCCATCAACGACTGCTCAGATGTAGAAGATGCATGGGGCTTGCGTGGACATGGTGACATTCCCAAGGCCACGGTCGCAGCGTACATCAAGCGCGCAGCGAAGTCCCTGAGTTGTCCGATCCCTGGTGCAGACAAGCAGTCGAAGCAGGCCAAGAGCGAAGCTAAGAAGCTCCGCAAGCAGGCGACAAGCGAAGTGGCTCCGCAGGCTGAGATCACTGTCCTCGAACGCTATCAAACGATCGCTGCAGAGAATGCTGCGTTGCTCGCCAAGGCAGCCAAACTAGAGAAGAAACTAGAGCAAGTCCAAGGGGCGCCTACACTCGGCGACAGCGCAATCCGCATGGCGAAGACTGTACAACCTACAGTGACGAAGGTCGCAGCACCATCGCTACGCAAGGCCGAACGTAAAGCAGAGCGCCTAGCGAAGCGTGCGTTCCTAGAGAACATCGCGTCTACAGGGACCGCTGAGGAATCCACGGCTGCACTAGACATGATCGTCAAACTCGACAAGGCTATTGCGAAGCGCGGATAGGGCTGAGAGAATATATACATGGCTACTACCGTAACTGACGAAATCGCTGATGTCGCCGCGCAAGCAGCGGGCGCATCCCCTAAGCAAGCAACCAAGCTAGCACACAGCGCGATCAGCGCATCGATGCTACAGGCTGTAAAGGGATTTGGTTGGCAGAAGCCCGTTACGGGCACGCAGGCCATTCCAGGCACACCTGCATTTACTGGCGGATCGCGTGAGATCAGTGCGAAGGAAACCACAAAGCGTGCATTCCGCGCTGAGCAGTCTCTTCGCGAGACTATCCGCAAGTCCATGACTGACCCCGAGGGTGTTCGCAAGAATCTCTCGCCATCTTTCATCGCTGAGTATCCTCTGTTCGGCACGAACTACATGCCGCAGGATCAGGCTATCGGACAGCTACAGTCTCAGATGGGCGAACTCATGGCTGGCCTCGGCAAGTCGTTCACCACGGGCACTCCTGTTAGCACAGGTCTAGTACCCTTCGACCTCGAAGCTCCATCGCACCTCTTGTATTGGTTCGACACTCCGCTACGCGCGAAGTTGCCGAGACTACCTGGACGCGGTTCTTCGCATCGTACCAAGGTCATCACCGCGATCACGGGCTCGCAGACCTCTGCGTCTGCTCCGATCACTGACCCGACCCTCTCGGAAATCACCAACTTCTCGTCTTGGCCGAACAGCAACCTCGGCCCATCAGGCGCTCAGGTTGGTGTTGACGTCAACATCGGGTACTCGTTCCTCGGTAGAAACGAAAACCTCTCTTGGCTCGCGCAGTTCGCAGGCGTTGGCTTCGAGGACATCACTTCCCTCGCGAACCTCATCCTCATGCACGAGGCGTATTTCGACGAGGAATACCTGAACATCGCAGGTAGCTCACACGCGATCACTGCCCCAGCATCCGTCAGCTTGACTGTCCGTACCGCCGTTACTGGCGAGACTGCGATCTCCAACGGAGATGGCACTCACAACTGGGTCACGGCTAGCGCATGCAACTACTACGGTGAGACTGCAAACTGTACCGCTGTAGACGCTGGCGCTATCAGCACCTCTCAGGTAGTCGATGTGGTCATCACTCCTGGCACGACTTCCGCTGGACAGCAGTTCAGACTGTACTTCCAGATCGCAGGCACGCCGTTTGCGCGTGCTACTGCAGCTTTCGTTGCACAGTGCGGCGGAACGAAGTACACGCTACAGGGCGCTATGCCTTCGAACGCTACTACTCCTCACCCGCTTGCCGCAGACAGTGGTACTGGCGCATCGACCCGTTGGGACGGTCTAATCTCCGTCATATCTGGATCGGCTGCGGCCAACAGCGTATACCCCGCAGGTTTCCTCGGCTCTTACGTCAACACAAACGTCCAGGCTATGCTTAGCCTCAACGTCTTGAATACAGCCCTCAAGGGCATGTACGACAACTCCAACGCATACGGTACTGGTGCTGGCGCATTCCGTGCGAGCCCCGAGGAACTGATCTGCGAAGGCTTTGATAGCGCGAACCTATCGTCCGACGTTGCAAAGAACTCTAGCGGTACCAACTACCAGCTTCTGATCCAGCAAGGTGACATGGCGGGCGTCCTCCACGGAACCGCAGTGTCGCAGGTAGTCAACCCCGTAACCCGTCGCATCGTGAACATCACCGTTCACCCTGGATGGCTACAGGGAACTGCTGTCCTCACTCAGTGGACAACTCCACAAGCTGCTCGAAACGGTAACGTCTTCGAGATGCGTATGTGCCAGGACTTGCTCTCCGTAGCATGGCCCGTCATCGACCCAACCTACCGCTACTCGATCTTCGAGTATGGGACATTCTTCGCCCAAGCGCCGCAGTACAGCGGTCTGCTCAGCGGACTACAGGTCAACGCCTCGAACCCCTGGTCATAATCCGTGGCTAACCTAGCTGCTGTCTCGTTCAACTACGAGCACATCACTGGTGCCGTCACAGGTCTATCCATTACGAGCGGTAGCTGCACGCTACACTCTATCGTCGTGAACACGGCAGCGACAACGGTTACTGTATACGACGGTCCAGTCGCGTCAGCCAAAGTAGTTGCGGTGATTGGTACTGGCGTGG